GTACTAGAATCGGTAGTTGTACCACCTATAATCGTGTAAATTGATAGTATCGAATAGTCTTAATCGATAGCGATCCGCGACCAGAGCGGCTAATCTAGTAACCAGTCAGTCGGGTCAAACCGCTTGCTGGCATCGGCCACGTTAATCCCAGTTAAGCATGCTGGTTCAATTCCAGCCGTGGTCATTGACGGCTTTAGTGTAATGGAAGCATAGGGTGATCCCGGGATAACAACACGACACCCAGACGCCGGTTCAATTCCGGCACGCCGTCGTTGTGGTATATCCACATCTCATTGATACCAATCACAGAAGCAGGCAGCCAATCGGTTGTCTGTTTTTGTGTAAATAAAAAAGCCGGGCAATTAGCCCAGCTTTGCTTCGAGTGCTTCTGTTAATGTGGCAGAGAAGTTCAGTCCTGCATCTTCAGCACGCTTTGCTAGATCGGTTGGAACCGTGACATTCTTACGAACGAACTTCTGCATGGCACGTTTCTTCTCAGATAAGTTTGCTGTAACAATACCGATGAACTCATCATTAGACACCTTCAAGCTATTAAGTTCAGATGGCTTGGGTAAGTTCTTCTGGTCATAGTTCATTTCCGCCAACACATCACTGGCCATTAGGTAGGCATCTTCCAATCCATAGCCTTCAGTAAATGTATTTGGAAGGTCAGGAAATTTAATTAAGTAGGTGTCTTTGTCATCATGTAATGCACGGAACAGCGCAGGGTATGCAATTACTTTGTCGCTCATAAATGTTACCTCCTATTTTTATTTATAGATTCAGATGAGAGTACAACAAGAAGGGCTTATGTAAGCCCTAATTGCTGTTTGATATCCTTCGCCGTGTACTCGCTGATTTCAACATGGCGTGGGAGCGGCGCGGTGTGGTTGTTCAAAGGGTTAATCAGCTTGGCATGTCGGCCACCATGTTCATCAACTACAATGCCTTGCTTCTTAAGTTCTTTGAGTAAGTCTCTCCGCTTAACGGTTCCCATTCCCTCATCTCCTCTCTACATCTATTATAATACGCTCAATGCGTATTGAAGTCAATACATATAATGCGCATTGAGAAAGAAACTTGGGTGATTGTTTTGACAAATCATGATATTCAATTTGAGATTAATTCAGGCACAAATGTTCCTGAGATTATGATTGACGGTGAAATCGTTCCGGTTGTGACGTGCAACTATCAATACATTACTCGAGGGCACACAGAGCAAGGCACGTGCGTATTCACAGCCACGGTGGTAGTTAAAACTGATAGTGGCATTCATCATGTGGTAACACGCGACATGGTGACTGGTGAGGTGGGCTATCAATGATAGATACAACCAGCCATGCTACTCGAGCAGAGTTCTATGCATCCGCTGAATGGCGGCGACTTCGCGACGCAGTCATCGAACGTGATCATCACGAGTGTCAATGGTGCAAGGCAGAAGGCAAGGTCACAACTGACCGTGACACAGTGCTTGAGGTCGACCATATCAAGACGGTCGAAGAGCACCCAGAGTGCGCATACGACATGACCAACATGAGAACACTGTGTAAAGACTGCCACAACAAGCGTCACCATCGATTCAACTACAAACCGCGCGGGCCACGAAAGCAAAACAAGTGGGCGACTGATGAACGCTGGTGATTTTTATTTTTTTACAAAAGTTTTTTCCGAAAATTTTTCCAGAGACCCCCGGGGCCAAATTCCAAACGTTTTTTCGAAATTTGGGAACCGGTGGGTGGGCTCGATTTCCGGACTAAAGGCCTATTTTTTATCGCGAAGGGGGGTGGGGTAATGAGCTTATCTGGTATCAAAAACGAGTTGATGACGAAAATCAACCCAGAATCTGAGATTGAAGTCGAAAAAGTGAACCGGTATATCTCGCTTGTCCGGCTTTATCAGAAGCTGCAGCGGGAAGCCAACAAGAATCCAGTGATTGTGGTTAAGAATGGTGCTCAAGAGTACGTCAAAACGAACCCGGCACTGAATGACATGAACAAAATCAGCACATCGTTAATCGCGTTGGGCAAAGACATGGGTCTGGCTAGTGCTCCGCCGCTTCCTGACGACGATAATTCGGGCGGTGATCTAACTTGAAGATAAATAAGTACGTGACGGAGTACATTGACCAGTATGAATCGGGCAAAGTGCTCTTAAATCAAGAACGCATCGACCTGATTAAATACTTAAGAGAATACGTATTTACGGAGGACCTATATTTTGATAACGAACAGATTGAAAACTTCGTGAAGTTTGCGCAGAAGTGGTTTTTTCCACTCCGGCCATTCCAGAAGTTCTTAATCGCGTTCGTCTTTTTGTATAAGCAGAACGGGAAACGTTACTATCGTGATTTTTTGTGGATGATGGGCCGCGGATCTGGGAAGAATGGTTTGATTTCTGCATTAGCGGCATTTCTCATTTCCCCCCTGAATGGGATTCGGGGCTACGACGGGTCAATCATCGCAAACTCTGAAGACCAGGCTAAAACATCAGTTAAAGAAATCGCTGATGCGGTCCACGACCCGAAAAATGCTGCGACTTTGGAACGCCAATTCTACGCGACCCAAACATTAGTCCGATCGAAGTCGACCAACTCAACACTTCGGTTCCGGACGTCAAATGGGAACACAAAAGACGGCTTGCGAGACGGCTTTGTCATATTCGATGAAATTCACGAGTACCAAGACGATTCAAACGTTAAAGTGCACATTTCTGGGCTTGGGAAAAAGCCCAACTCGCGCATTTTTTACATCGGAACTGACGGGTACGTTCGAGACGGTTTTATCGATAAGAAAAAGGCGCTCGCTGCCAATGTCTTATCAGGAAAGGCGAAACCGGATACTATCTTCCCCTGGATTGCGAAACTAGATAATCGTGATGAGATTGATGATCCACACATGTGGGAAAAATCGGTCCCTATGCTGTCCAAACCAATTACAGGATACGCTGAAGACTTGGTTGAAGAAATCGAAAAAGATTATGCCGACCTGGCTGACAACCCAAGCGGTCTTGAAGAGTTCCTAACTAAACGTATGGACATTCCGTCTCAATCGATGGAATCCTCGGTTGCGCCCTGGGATGAAATTGCAGCGACTAATCAGCCAATACCCGATGATTTAGACGGCCGTGAAGCAATCGCGGCTGTCGACTTTGCGACGGTACGAGACTTTGTGGCCGCCGCCGTGACAATCAAAGCAAACGGCAAGCTGGTCACGCTTGAACATCAATGGGCTTTGAAGTCGTTCGTCGACAAGTACTACGGATACTCGCGGAAAAACTACCACGACGCGACACCAAACAAACGGATTGAAATTCCAATTCGCGAGTGGGAAGATGCCGGCCACATTGATATTTTGTCTGAGTCGATGATTGATCCACAACACGCGGTTCAGTGGCTGCTATCAATGCGAGAAAGGTTCAATATCAAAAAAGTAGTTATGGATAACTATAGGGCGACTATTTATCGCAAGTTGCTTGAAGACGCAGGCTTTGAGGTCATGGTTATCAAGAACCCGACAGCAATTGACGGTCTGCTGGCAACGATTATTGACGACGGGTTCCCCCAACAACGATTCATCTGGGGAGATAACCCCCTACTGCGTTGGAACACCAACAATGTGCTGGTGAAGACGGATAAGCGCGGGAACAAACAGTACCTAAAGAAAGAGGAAATTCGCCGTAAGACTGACGGGTTCAAGGCTTTTGAATACACGCTTTATGCCATTGACTACATCTCAGATGTTGACGTCAGTGGATTTCTATCTGCTGTTGTGAACTTGGACTTCTAGAAAGGGGGTGAAATATTGGGATTTCTTGATATTTTTAAACGCCGCCAAGACGCCAGCACAGTATTTGATTTTGATTTATACGAAGACACGGCTAATGGGGCCTACATCAAAGAGATTGCACTCGAGACGGTCATTAACTTTGTGGCGCGCTCAATTGCACAATCTGATTTCCGCGTTTATAAAGGCGACCGGGTGATTCAAGATAATTTATCATATAAGCTCAACGTTCGGCCAAATGCCAACCAGTCCTCGACAACGTTTTGGCGAGATCTGATTTATCGGCTTATCCGAAACAACGAAGTGCTTGTGATTGAGTCGGACACACATGACTTATTGATTGCAGACACTTGGACAGCAAATTCAGTGGCACTTTATCCAACTACCTTCTCAAATGTGGTTGTATCAGGACATGATGGCATCGGCTATCCGTTTTATCGCACATTCTCAATGGATGATGTGTGGTATTTGACGTACACGAACGAAAAACTAACCAAATACATTAATGAACTTGGCTCAGAGCTTGGCAATTTGTACGAGCGGATGCTTGAAGTCCAAATGCGCAACGGACAAATTCGTGGCACGGTGTCCATGGCGGCGACTACTGGTACGGACGATAATCGAATGGCAAATCTACAGGCGTTCATCAGCAAAGTCTACGAATCCTTCAAGACTAATTCAGTCGCGATTGTTCCACAGACGGCGGGCTTTGATTACTCGGAGCTTACTAACACTGAAGGTGTTCAGAAACAAACAACGAATGACCTGAAGTCAACGCAAGACCAAATGATTGATACTGTCGCGGCCTTAATTGGTGTGCCGCCCGCGTTGATTCATGGTCAAAACGAAAAGCTGGACTCAAACATTCGCAGCTACTTGGACTTCGCACTCAATCCACTGATCAAGATGATTCAAGACGAATTGAATGCCAAGCTGTTCACGCCGAATGAATTTAGTAATGGGCAGCGAGTCGAGATTGTCGGACTGAACAAGAAGGATATTTACTCAGCTGCTGAGTCAATCGATAAGTTGATCAGTGCCGGTGTCGCTAATCCGAATGAAGTCCGTAAAGACTTCGGGATGGAGCCGCGTTCGGGTGGCGATGATTATGTACTAACCAAAAATTACTTGAAAGGAGGTGATATGGATGAAACTACAAGTCAAGGGAACAATCGTATCGAACAGTGACGTCGATGTTTATCGCTGGTATGGCAAGGAAGCAACGGCACCAAAAGACCTGGTGCTTCCGGAAACAAACGAGCCAATTGATGTGGAAATTAACTCAGGTGGTGGTGATGTTTTTGCAGGCGCAGAAATTTACACCGCGCTACGTAAGTACCAAGGCCAAGTTAATATCAGCATTGTTGGCGTCGCGGCGTCTGCGGCCTCTGTAATCGCAATGGCAGGCGACAATGTCAAAATCAGCCCTATGGGGATGATGATGATTCACGACGCGTCAGACGCAAATGGTGGTAACGCAAAAGCACACAAGCACGCTGCTGAAGTGCTAGATGGTTTGTCAGGTCAAATCGCTGATTCATACGCTGCACGTACTGGGCGCTCTGCGGATGATTTCAAGGCACTGATGGATAAAGAGACCTGGTTTACAGCGAAGGCTGCTGTTGAAGCAGGACTGGCTGATGAAGTGATGTTTGCAGATGAAGATTCACTTTCTATGGTAGCAAGTATGAGTGATCAGCTCTCACCCGAAGCTCTGGCAAAGGGCCGCGTTGTGATGGCAATGGATGAAAACAAAACAGTAGCCGGTGATCATGAAAATACTGTTGGCAACATGGCAGTGACAATCGATGGTGCAGAAATCGCTCAACTGGTTGCTGAAGCTTTGCAGCCCTATCAGGAAGCATTAGACAACTTAAAATCTCAAGAACAGGAACCCGAAGCTAAAAAGCCAACCGGATTCCTTTTTTAATACAAACAAGGAGGGTCAAATATGACCATGAATTTAAACAATCTTGTCAACTTTAAGGACAAGAAAGCTTATTACGCCAAGCTCGTTAAGGACGGTGCCGGCGTGGACGAACAAGCCAATGCCTATGATGACATGATGAACGCGCTCCAAAATGATATGGTGGCCGAAATCAACACCCAAGTTGACACAAAGCTTTCCACGTTTGAGGCTAACCGTCGTGTGGATCCAAAGATTACAAACGAAGAAATCAAATTCTTCAACGACATCAGCACAGATGTCGGCTCAAAGAACGAAATTGTGCTGCCTGAAACAACGGTCAATGAAATTTTCGACGATTTAGTAACTCAACACCCATTGTTTGCTGCCTTGAACCTCAAGACAACCGGATTACGACTGAAGATTCTCAAGTCTGATACAAAGGGTGCAGTCGTCTGGGGTAAGATTTTTGATGAGATTAAGGGTCAATTAGACCAAGCATTCACCGAAGAAAAAGCAGACCAGAACAAGGTGACGGCATTTGTAGTCGTTCCAAATGATGCTCTGGAATACGGTGCAGCTTGGTTAAAGCAATTCGTCGTCACTCAAATCACAGAAGCTTTTGCAGTCGGGTTAGAGCAAGCTTTCTTAACCGGTGATGGCAATCAAAAGCCAATTGGCTTAAACCGTAACGTTGCCAAGGACGCACCGGTTACCGGCGGCGTTTACCAAGAAAAGAAAAGCGCGGGCACCATCACATTGGCTGACTCAAAAACCACCTCGTCTGAAATGGGCGGTATTGTGCGTGCCTTGTCTAAGAAAGAAAATGGGAAGCCTGTCGTTGCTCAAGGTAATACAGTGTTAGTTGTTACCCCAGGGGCAAGCATTGACTTCTCGGCTGCTTCAATGATTCAAAACGTCAACGGCCAGTGGGTATTTTCCTTACCGTTCGGTGTGCAAATTGTGGAATCTGAATTTGTACCTGAAGGCAAAGTCATTGCCTTTGTTAAGGGCCGCTATGATGCATACACCGCTGGTGGTGTATCTATTAAGCAATTCGACCAAACACTGGCAATGGAAGATATGCAACTCTTTACTGCCAAGCAATTTGCGTATGGTAAGGCAAAGGACAACAATGCTGCCCTTGTATTTGATTTCAAGCCAACTAGTCCAGCAAAGGATTTCAAGAACCCAGACGCAACGAGCGCAACTCCAGACCCAAAAGCGTAGTGCCCGATAGCCAAGCGGGCTCCAGGCCTACTGATGCAGACACTGTGGCCACCATCAAGGCCTATTTGGATACGAGGGGCATTGAATATCCTTCAAATGCGACAAAGCCCGACTTACTCACGTTAGTGGGGTGATCAGTTGAGTAGTAGTCAAATTGAAAAATTCAAGGCACGTATGCACATTACTCACTCCGGCGAAGATGAATATTTGCAAGATTTACTTGATCAGGCACAAAAGGCCGTGGGCGAAATCACAGGCGACACGGTCGAGGGTGAGACACTCCCACCAGAGTTCCAAGAGTTGATTTTTGAACGCGCACGCTATGCCTACAATGACCAGCTCGAGTTTTTCAACGAAAACTTCCGAGACGCCTTGTTAAGTCGAGCCCTGCAAAACTACAAGCCTGGTGGTGATACCGATGAGTAACCGACCAGAATTTGTCTACAAGAAGCCGAAGGTGACTTCAGGCGACCTGCGAATTCCAGTGCAGTTCCTAGAACAAACGCCCAATGACGATGGTGAACCTGGCGACATGCCGACGAAAGTTGTCTACAACTCGTGGGCTCAAGTTTATGCGCCAAGTCAAAAAGATTCACAGCTGCTGAATGTGGCCGATCGCAAAGATGGTGTCACAATTCGTATTCGAGATCCTCGAGGTGAGTTTATTCCAACGCCGGACAAGCATCAGGTTTTCATCGACGATTATCGCTATAAGAACCGAAACTGGGATGTGGTCAATGTCCGCATGGACTTCGAGAATGATGCCTTTTTGGTGATTGTTCTTGGCTATCCGAAGGGAGTTGATGCCGGTGCCAGTTAATATTACGGGCATGGACGAAGTACTAGCCAAGCTGGCTTCTAAACTAAGTCCAGCAAAGCTCAGTCGCGTTGAGGGCGAGGCTTTGAAGGTCGCCGGACGATTAACCGCAGTGCAGTTAAAACGCGCTGTGGCGTCATACAAGGACACTGGCGCGACAGTTCAAGAAATCACTGTTAGTAACCCCAGAACAGTCGGTGGCGTCAAAACCATCAAAATTGGGTGGTCCGGCAGCGGCTCTCGACAGCGTTGGCGCCTTGTCCACTTGAACGAATTTGGCTATACGCGCGGCGGGAAGACCTTTAGCCCAAGAGGGATGGGGAAGATTCAGGCGACTTATGACGCTGTGAAGCAACCCGCCAAGGCAATCGAGGCGAAGGAGTTGAAGAAGCTGCTGTGAAAGACATGATTGATATTGTTTATCAGGCAATCAAGGCCAATCAGCGTATTTCAGAGCTGGCCGGCAAGCGAATTGCCAAATACGAATACCCCGAATCGGCCGACCACACACAACTGTTCATCGTGATTTCGCCAGTTGGCCCGCAACAGGCCGATATCGGTGGCAGTGATCAGTTGTTGTCCTGGCAATACACCTTCCAAGTAAATGTGGAGGGGAAAATCAGAAAAGATGTAAAAGAAGCCCAGCACATTATTCGAGAAATAATGATGGGCTTTTCGTTTGCCCAAATGACGGATGGCATCGATGAGTTCTTCAGCGAGACGAATCGTTTTGCCGACGCCAGACGTTATCGTGGCAACACAAAACTTTATGACACGAACTATTAAAAAGGAGATTAACTATGACATTAGTAGGATTTAAGCGAATCAAGATTCAACCATTCGACGCTGACGATAAGCCAAGCGGCAACTTAATCGTTATTGAAGGTAAGCCAAACCAAGGTGCAACTTCCACGGCGGAAATTTCAGGATTATCAAAGGAAGCTACCAAGGTAGCGGGCTCCGATATTGATTACTGGATTTCTCGTAAGGGTGTCGGCGATGTAAAGGTAGAATTCGGTATTTTGGACTTTCCTGACGGCGCTAGTGATCGCGTGCTTGGCTACCAAGTTAACGAAAACAAGATTACCTATATGGGTAACACCACCGAAGCGCCTTATGTCGGTGTGACGATGGAACAAGAAGACGCTCAAGGCAACAAGGCCGTGCTTGGATTTTTCCGTGGCACAATGGCTCGTGACAAGATCAGCGCGAAGACATTAGACCCAGCTGAAACCTTTAAGCCTGAAGCAGAAACTTACACCCTGTCAGTTATTGCATCTACCGACGACGGCCCACAAAACGGTCAATATGTTGGTAAGTACGTGGGGACTGACGCGGCTGTGTTTGAAGAACTTGAAAAGGAAGTTCTCAAAACTGCGACTACTACAGCACCTGTTACAGACCCAAAAAACCAGGGCTAATTAAAACTGCGGACAGAGACGAGAGATATGAGACGATACCGCGACTATGGAGGATTTTTAAATGGCAAAGAAGCTTGAATTGAAATTACGCCAGAAAAATGGACGTTTAAAGACATACACACAAGATTTTATCCCGATCCAAAAATTAATCGAGGCTGCTGATTTAAATGATCACATCCTGGACTATAAGAACCAGGTTGAGTGGATTAAGGCGAAGGTTACATTTGTGGCGAGTGTATTTGACGACCCTGAAGTAACACCGGAGGCTTTATTAGCAGGCGTTGAAGCTCGGGATGCTTTAGAAGTTATTGATGGCACAATTAATGAGGTTATGGGCCTGAATGACCCAAACTCGACACCGGCGGAGAAGGTACAAGCTTCGCCGGATACAAAAAGTCAATCTATCAACTAATCAACACAGTAGTGACTAATTGGCCCGGTTATAGCATTAATGACCTGCTTCAGACTGATCGCGATACATTGATGCAAGTGCTAGATGCAGGCGTCGATAGACAAAAAGAGACTCAACAAAACAAACCAGTAGACCTGGTGGACTTTGTTAAGTCCCTTTAATTTTGAGGAAAGGAGGAAAATAAATGGCAGAAGATGTTTTAGGCCGGATGGTCATCGAGCTTGGGCTAGATCACAGTGATTTTGGTCGGGGCTTACAAGGTGCTCAGCGTGAAGCAAAGTATGCGATGGCGGAGATGAAGTCTTCCTTGTCTGTCGTGGCAGCGAGTGGCCGTGAAGTTGATACTTTACGTGTCAAGCAGGCTGGACTGACTAAAGCAATCGAAGCTCAGGCACGAGTTGTGGCAGAACAGAAGCGGCAATATGAGGGCTCACGGACAGCGACAGGTGCTGCCACTGGCGCAACTGCTAAGTACGCAACCCAACTTCAAAACGCAAATGCAAAGCTGAACAGCCTGCAAAATCAGCTGCAAGCAACAGCCCGCGCGTATGCTGAAATTCAAACACGAACTGAAGGCTTTACAGGCGGCTTGAACCGAATCGGGACCGCAGCAACATCAGCCGGAGCCAAGATGTCTAGCGTCGGTAAAACGATGACGATGGGCGTGACTGTCCCACTTGCCGCAGGCTTTGTGGCGGCAACGAATAAGGCAATGGAATTTGACAACAAAATGTTGGAAACCAAAAACCTTATTCAAACTGGTGGTGAATCAGCGCAAGAAGCTATCTCTGGTGTTTCGACGATGTCCAAGGACGCTATAACTCTGTCTAACCACTATGGTGTGTCAGTCAACAAGATTGCGGACGGATATCAAGACCTGGTCAAGCGTGGTTACACCTCATCGCAAGCTATTGGTGCTATGAAAACCGAACTTCAAGGTGCTTTAGCATCTGGTGATGATTTTAGCGATGTCGTAACAGTTGCGTCTCAAACCCTCGAAGCGTTTGATATGCGGGCAAAAACAACATCGGGCATGACCCGCAACACAAAGACAGTGGTTAATGAGCTGGCTTATGCAGCCGACTTAACGGCGACCAACTTTAGCGATTTAGGGCTTGGGATGTCTTACGTTGGCTCAACAGCTCACCAAGCAGGCTTTTCACTCTCCGAAACTGCGTCTGCGATGGGTATTTTATCCAACAATGGTTTGGAAGCCGACAAAGCTGGTACTGGGCTGCGTAAAGCAATTAATTCTCTGGTATCACCAACCAAGAATGGTAAGGAAGCTCTGGAAACTATGGGCCTTACAATGGCCGACTTCGTGGATAATGAGGGCAAGTTGAAATCAATGACCGACATCTTCGGGATTCTGAAGGACCACGTAAAGGGCTTCTCTAAGACTGATCAGTTGGATTTATTCCACGATATTTTCGGCACAACCGGGCAACAGGCAGCCATCATCTTGTCGAACAATGCTAAAGCGTTAGGCGATTTGAATAAGCAAGTTGCTCAGTCATCCAAAAAGGACTACGTTGGGCAATTGTCTGAGAAAAATCTCGCTTCAGCTCAGAATCAATTGAAGATTTTTAAGGAATCATTCTCTAACTTGGGTATGTCTCTTGCACGAGATGTTTTGCCCGAAGTCACGCCATTACTACGTGGCGCAAGTCAATTAGTTCAAAAATTTGGCGACCTGGACGAGGGTACAAAGCGGCTTATCACTAACTCCGTGTTAGCGGCCGCAGCAGCCGGTCCGGTGTTGTTAGGTGTTGGGAAACTGACATCAGGCTTTGGGCGAACGGCCACCGGTGTTGTTGACCTTGTTGCGAAATTCCGAGGCATGCGCGCTGCCAAAACAGCCCTCGATGATACTTCTTTAGCATCCAAGGCGCTAACTTCAGCAATTGGCGGCACAACGGGCATCACTGAAAAGGCTGCTGGTGGTTTCTCACTCTTTGGTAAAGCCTTGACCACCGGCGGAGAATCAGCTGGTATTCTGGGCACTGCCCTTACACCGGTCGGCGCAACAGTTTTAGGTGTTACCGCCGCAGTTGGTGCTGGGGTCGCTGTCTGGGAACTGTGGGGCAAAGGGGTTTATGAATCATCAGAACGAACCAAACGATGGGGCTCTGATATTGGTTCTGACGCTGATCAAGCGGCAAGCAAGTTTTCGTCATTTGAGACAAAAGCATCTGCCGCATTAGATAACACTGCCGAGGGTGCTAGTCAAAACGCAAAGAAAATTAGTGAAGCGTTTGATGATATGGCAAAATCGGCAGAAGATTCTGTCCAGAAGCAGCATGATGCAGCGGAAAAGATTGCTAAAGATGTTGGTGGTGATGCTGGCGCTGCTATCGAAAAACAAGCTAACAAAGAAAAATCAGCGAACGATAAGCGTATTAGTAACATGAAAGACTATGCCCAGCAGGTCGCTAGCATCACTAAGCAATCACGGGATAACAACGTTAAGCTGACAAACGAACAGCGAACTGTTATTGGTAATTTACAAACCAAAATGGCAGAGGAACAAGTCAAAACTCTTGGATTGACTGCAAAGCAACAACGACTAGTATTGGCTGCAGAACTTAATCAAACCAGCAAAATGAGCCAGGACCAGCTGGCAGAAATGGCAAAAGCTTCAGGTGAAGCTGCTTATAAAGAGCAGTCTGAATACGTAGATCGTATTGCTAAAATCAAGAATAATGACAAACTCTCCACAAAAGAACGTAATGCAGGGCTAGAGGCGCTTGAACGTGAACACTCTGCCACGATGACCAAGATTGGCGAAGGCTATATTAATGCTGCGAAAGCACAAGGCAAGTCTCGCTTTGAGATTGAAGCAGAATTGACCGAGCAATACGGCTATACAGCCGCGCAAGCGAAAAAGGCATTTGATGAGTACAACTCTGCTGCAAAGCGGACCCAAGGTATGGCAGCCCAGATCACTTCGACAATGAGTAGCGATACCCGAAAAGCCGGGGAAGCCTGGAACAAACTTGTACTTGACCCGAAGACTGGGAAAGTTAAGACGAACCTGCCTGAAGTGCTCAAAGACGCAGCGGGGGTAAAGGGCGGATGGAAAGCCCTAGATTTTGAGCTGAAGCACGCCAAAATTAGTACCAACGCCAAGCAAATGATTGCTGAAACCATGTCCATGTCAAACGAGTGGAAGTCACTCCCTGACATGGAAAAAACGGCAATTCTGCGTGAAGAAGGCGCGGATAAGATTGCTGGCATCATGGATCAATTTGTTGAGTGGAATTCGCTGTCATTAAAAGACCAGCAAGCAGTCGTTAAGGGTAACTATCAGCCATTAGTCGACGCACTGATCAAAACTAATCAGTGGAATCAGATGAGCCCGAAACAGCAAGAGGCTGTGGTCAAAGATAAGGCAACCTTACCTCTTGTCAATGCACTGATAAAAGCGGGTGAGTGGAATAATCTTAAGCCCGCTCAAAAGGAAGCAATTTTAAAAGCCAAAGGTCAAGCAGATCTGGCCGATTTGGTTGCTAAATACGGGCTTTGGGATAAATTGCCTGAGAAGGAAAAGAAGCTTCTAATTAGTGACAAAGATGCTAGGCAGAAGCTTTTAGATGCCGGTATCAATATTGGTCAATATAATGCAACTCCAATTCCACCGAAGAATTTAGAGGCAAACCACGCTAACTTAATGCAAAAGTTGAGTGAAGCGAAAGTTTCGGTGTCTGAATTAAGTAAAGCACCAGCAATCAAAAAAATCATTGGTAACAATGAAGATTTAATCCAGAAATTAAACACTTCTGATGCCGCTATGCAACAATTCAATAGCCTTCCTAGCGCGGTTAAGAAACTGATCGCGGATGCTTATGGATTTAATCTAGGAATAGATCAAGCCACAGGGAAACTGGTTGCGTATAATTCACTGGACCCTAATACAAAAAAACCAGGTGTTAACATTACGCCGGTTGTCAATGCTTTCGGTGCTGGGATTAACTCGATTCTTCAGTATAACGGGCAAAATCCGAATGAAAAGTATTTATTGGGCGATGCTTCAGGAATAAATGGGGCGGTGGCTTCTGGAAATAATGCTATTAGTGGATTCAATGCTTTTACACCTGTAAATAAGATACTTTCTGGGAATGCTTCTGGTGTAGTATCTGCGGTAGGTGTAGGTAGTGGGCAAATTGCATATTGGAACAGTAGCGTTAATCCAACAACTAAGTATCCAAGTGCCGCTTACTCGTCCACTGGACAGTATGATGTTCTTAGTGGATTGGCTAGTTTTAACCAATTTTTGAATCAAGGGAAGGACATTCAGCTTACACGAGGAGTTTCTTTTAGTAGTGCCATTTTAAGCAAAAACGCTAAAGGAACCAATGATTTCTCTGGCGGCTTAGCAATGGTTAATGACCAGCCAGGGCCTGTGTTCCGGGAATTGGTTGAAGAACCAGGTAGAGCACCCTACATTCCGATTGGTCGCAGGGTTGTTCTGCCGCTAAAAAAGCATGCTAAGGTTGTTCCTGCAACCACGACAGCACGAATGTTTAAAAACCTACCACAGTTTGCAGACGGCTTAAACGTACCAGCAAACGTGGCGCCTGTACGTATGGCTAGAGAGTTAACAACGGAGATTAATGAGACCGCAACGTCTGATAATTCGGGCACTTTGCAGGTTATCATTGGTCTTTTAGCAACGATCGCAAAGCAAAACCCAGCTGATTTAATCACTGCGATGCTGGGTAAAATTGAACTTAGTACTGACGTTACTTTGGACAAACGATCTATGGCTAAATTTGTTAGCCAAGTTGCCAATCAAGATATCGCCAAAGCCATATCACGCGCGAAGGGAGGAAAAGCGATTTGATCAGAGATTACATTGAGTTTAATGGTCATCGAAACACAGATTTCGGGCTATTTTTAGATTATGGCAGCTTCGAGTGGCAGTCTGCTAAGCACACAAGATCATCTATTGCGGTTCCCGGTCTGTCTGGGGACCGTTTTTATTCGGACAATAAGTATGACAACGTGACTGAAACGTTTCCGTTCTTAATGGAAACACGTGACTTCTCTGCGCTTGAGATGCAGGCACAGATTAACTATTGGCTATCAGCAGCGGATAACTATATGCCCTTGTATTTCTCAAGCTTTCCGGACTACGAGCTGCAAGCCATCCTAACTGGTGTCTCGTCTCTCAAATGGATGAATACTCGAGTCGGCAGTATCTCAGCCGAGTTTTCTTGCAAACCATTCGCTTACCGAATTGGCTCAACGGAATTGCGACAAATCGATGAGTTGAATGGTGTTATTCTGCGGAATAATGAAAACCTCGAATCTTTGCCACTTATCAAGATTTATGGCAGTGGCCACATGGGGCTTACGGTCAACGATGACGTATATGAAATTGATGGTGCAGATGGCGTGACTTATATTGACGTGGAAAACCATATCACGTATTCGCCCACGCAAGGTATTGTTCCCGGACTGGCAAGATTTCCAAACCATCAATATCCCACATTGCCACCTGGTGATAATTATATTGGGATTGATGGCGCGGACGGATTGGAGGTGGCTCCTAAATGGCGCAAGCTGATTTAATGGATGCACCTGTTTTATTTGAGACTACCGGTGATGACCTAACTTCTGAAGGACTCGGGCAGCTTAATGATGCCATTTGGTCGGTTAAGCAGGAAGCATCGAAAGTCCCAACCTTAACCATGACCTACCCGGTTAGTGGCCCATACGCAGATGCAATTAAGCTCGATCGTATTATCTTGGCCGATGGCGGCAATGATTGGCAACGACAAATGTTTCGAATTGACACGCTTGAGCCAGACATCAACGGTAGTGATGAACCGATTCTCTCTATTGAAGCTACGCACGTGGCGGGCGACATCTTGTATGACACAATCACAAAAGACATTGTGATGCAGGGAGTCGGCCCGCAAACACTGTTCGCGACGATTTTAGACAATCTAGCCGAGCCAATGCCACAGGTGACTTTTTATACCAACATCGGGACGACAGCGAATGTTGACTACAAAATTGGCGGTAACGTACAAGACTATTTGTTCGGCCGCAGCAACGGCGGAACAACAATGGAGTCGCTTTATAACGGCGAATGGTCTTTTGATAACTACAACTTTGAGTTTAAAACAAATGCTGGTCGAGATACCGGTATCGAAGTCACTTTTGGTAGCAATCTCTTGTCATACAAAGAGAGCAATTCGTTGAGTGATACCTTTACAGCGGTCATGCCGTTTTCAAAGTACACACCGGGTAAAGACAAAGCACCAGGTGATGAGTCACTCATTCTTGATTATCCAGGTGTCGGCACTGTTCAGTGGGTCGGCAAGGGTGGTGCGCCAATTTATGATTCACCGTTTGATGATCAAAAGCTCACTGGTAAATCACTAAAGAACGGGACTTACTGGAAAGTCTATAAATATGTCGAAACTGGCGGCGCCAAGAGCCACGAATGGTTCAATCTGGGCGGCAATCAGTGGATAGATGGGAATTACATTACCTTCGATAAATCCGGTGGCTTTGTCTCCAACAAAGTCATTGGTATCGGGACCATCAAAAACGGTCAGTCGGATATGCGATCCATCACTAATTTTGACGGTGCCGGCACGATTCAGTACGTTGGGAAAGGCGGAGTTGCGGTTTGGAATTCACCTTTCAATCCGAAATCAAAGACTGGTCAATACCTGATAAATGGTAAGAGCTACAAAATGTTACGGAAAGCCACTACCGAAGATGGTCATGAATGGTATAACTTGGGCAAGAATCAATGGGTCGATTCACAATACATCACGACCGAGAAAAAGGGCGATTTTGTTAGTGATACCGCCTATGGTTACATCACAATCAAAGGCCATAAAGTAACGCAAACTTACTACACCAAGACTAAAAAGGGCAAGGTCAGTCAAAAGAAGAAACGTGTTCTCGTTGGGGCACCCGTTTATACAGCTCCTGGCGCATCAGGTAAAGAAACAAGCCGCGTCTTAAAGGTTGGCACTCGCTGGAAGGTTTTGGCGACTGCAAACGGTGGTGAAGATTACTACAAACTTGGCAACAATCAATGGGTTAAATCGAGCGACTGCTCGTACGAAGCAAAAAAAGATGTTAAGCCAAAAGCACCAGCTGATAGCAATAAAGAGCAACTTGTGGGCATTATTCCAATCTACAATGGCCCCGGCATTAACAAGAAACAGATTAAGACCGTAAAAACAGGTACTCAATGGCGTATCTACGGCTCAGCCGATACAGGTGACGGAACCTTTTACGACTTGGGTAACGGTCAGTGGGTCGACGGCAAGTATGTGTCATTTGAGGCAGCAACAGACGTGAAACCATATGGCCCAGAAGAAGATGTGTCAGAAGACCTGCCCGAAGTTACCGTCACGCTGCCTGAAGGAATTGTCATGGCCTATGGTGCCGAGCAGTATGAACGCCAACGAATTGTCGTGTTTGATGCGTCTCAATACAATGTCACGACAGAAGAGCAGCTGCGGGATGTCACCGACGCCTATATCAAGGACAATGCAGTTGGAAAGCCTAAGTACAGTATGACAATCGAATATAGTCAGATGACTGGCGACCTAGCTGACCTCACATATATGGGCATGTATGATCTATCCACAGTTTATGTAGAGCAGCTTGATGTGGATACCACAGGCGAGGTTGTGCAGCTAGAATGGGATGGAAATCTCAAGCGCAATGCCAGCGTGACAATAGGTAATCGGCAACCTGACGTGTATCACGAGTTGGATGCCTATGCTCTGGCGGCGGACGAGCAGTCTAAACTTGATGCCCGTAAGGTGGCAAATGATGCTCATCGCGAATTGCATACAATTAAGGACGGATTAGATGTCCGGATTGATGATAAAGTCACCTACGGGCCAAGCGAGCCAGGGGGAGAACACAAAGAAGGCGATACGTGGTTTAAGTCTGCCGGGAAACTTGGTACGGGTTATCCTACTGAATGGGAAATGATGGTCTATCACGACGGCAAGTGGGTACCGGCCTTTCCGGCCGGGTACGATCAAAAACTTCGTGACGATGTTGATAACTACAACAAAACCAACGATGAACTGATACAGATGGCAGGATTTGCAAACGCAAAATCTTTATATCAGTCAGTGTCAGATAATGGCAAGCAAGTCGTATCCATAAAAGCAAGCATGCAAGGTCTGCAAACGACTGTAACAAATAATGCAATCAATACCGCGAGTCAGATATCACAGTTGAGTAACTTAGTTGACATTAAGGTTAGCGGTGTGCAAACTGTGGCAGACAAAGCACTGAAGACGGCAAATGACATTAACACACAACTTGATGCTCGAATCAGCGCGAGCGTGCGCGATGGATTGGCTTCAGTACAGCTCACTGCAGGTAAATCAGGCAACAATGCCTACCTGCAACTGAAAGGCGATGGCGTCAATTCAGAAGTTGCGCTCGGTGGGGATTTAATCCACATCACGGGCCAAACTAGAATTGACAATGCCGTAATCAAGTCAGCCATGATTGAGTCGATTGACGCAGGAAAAATTGTTGGTGGGGACATCCGAGGTGTCAACACAATTTACCTTAATAACGGCGCTGGTAATTCGGTCATGAGCCCCGGTTATATCTCAACAACGGGCAATTTAACATCGTCAGTCAATGTCAACACGCCCTTGCTTACTTTTGGTAGCACGGGCGTTAATTTACGCGCAGCAAACGGTTACAAAGGATGGGGATTGTACGTACACTTGGCGAATGGCGATTACCACGTCGTCTTGGATTGAGAATAGGAGCGAATGAAATGAGTATTGAGAACTATTTAGCGAATGATTTAGGTACGGACGTTGCAAATAAAGCTTTGTTGGTCGCGCAGCTTCGTGATGAAAATGAACAATTACGTTCTTCGGTCAAATTATTAACAGACGAGCTAGCAAAATTAAAAGGAGGTGACGGTGATGGCGACAATTCAACTGGACCTTCAGGAAAATCAAGCGCTCGCAAGTAACAATTTCGTCAAGCTAAATGTTGGTGAAGAAAACATCTCATGGCGGTTTCGCCTGTCGCGAGACAATGTTCCTTATGACCTGACTGGTTGCACTGTCAACTTTCGGGTTTCAGGCGTAAACCACAAGCCGATTACTGGTGGTCGATATTCTCCTGTGGATGCTCAAAACGGATTATTTGATTGGGTGTTTCCAATTGAAATGACTCAAATGTCATCTGGAATGTATGGTTTTTCAGATGCACAATTCATGATTCATAATGGGGATGTGCTGGATAGCTCAGGCAACTTTGTTATTCGTGTAGCACCCACACCCGGTGTGGTCGAGAATTACAAAGGTACGATTGATGAGATTGATCAAATGATTCAGTCATCCTTAAGCACGATTGGCGACATTCAGAGTTCTTACCAGAAAGTTGAAGCTGATATATCCAAAAAATTAGCTGATATCGGGCCGGTCATTGATGATTTCCAAAATAAACTTTCGACAATGACCACCGAGTTCAATGACGCGGTTGCAAAATCTACCCAAGCCACCGCCCAAGCAAATACTGCCGCGGCGAACGCTGATACAGCAACGACTGCTGCTAATACTGCGGCCGATAAGGCGACTGCTTCTGCGACTGCGGCCGATATGGCAACTGGTGCAGCTAATGCTGCAACAGACAAGGCAACAGCATCGGCAAAGTCAGCAGATGACGCAGCGGCCAGTGCTAGTACGGCTGCCGCGAATGCTCAGTCAATGGCCGATGACATCAAAGAAAACCCTGATAAATACCGTGGGCCTGAAGGACCAGCGGGACCAACGGGACCAACAGGGTCAAAAGGTGACAAAGGTGATCCGGGAACTATTGAAAACTTGGATGAAATTGTTGCAAAGGCGACCGCACCATTTGGTGATCGGGTGGCGGCCGTTGAAACAAAACAAAATGAGCAACAAGCAACACTTGATGGCATGTCGACAACTATCGCAAACGAGGTGAAGCCAGCAAAGGAGCTAGTAGCATCACTAGCTGGCCGGATGACTGCTGTGGTAGCGTCTGATGCCACCAAGGTAACGGAGACACAAGTCAAGGCGCTCATCGATGAGCAGCCATCTAAGAATGAACCGTGGCATGGAACGCTAAGTGAATATATTGCGCTTGGCACCTATGATGACAATCGAGATTATGAAATTCATGCAGATTTCGAGGTGTTAATATGAGTAATTTAATTGGCATCTATCGTGGCAAATATCCGGTGTTAGAGATTCGACGAGGGAAAATCCCAATTTGGAAGTCACCGGGATGGCAGACGCCTGTAACAAAGCTGGGTCTAGCTTTTACGGTCAATCTGCCAACGGCGGGAGATATTCGCAAATTACCTAACAATGGCGTACTGCAAAAAAGTTCTGCTACCGTGCCCACTCAGTATTCTATTTATGACGATAAATTCAACCCAACGACATTGACGGTAGCAGGTACCACTTATCAGAATTTCGCGATGACGACAATTGACGCGAGCGAAAAGCATGTCATCTTTAGTTCGAATGATGCTACTGATCCTAGAAATAATCCCTATGGAGCCACCGAACTATATAAATATGATGAAGATGGAAATTTGACACCTGATAGACTTAGCACCAGTGGCTACACCTTTTATAATCCTGATCAAATTTTAGTCACAAATGAGGGTAATATTTTCATCAGATCGAATTCGGCGGATATTGTAAACACTGGTCCTAATCGTGCTAACAGTTTATATATGCTCCTAGCAGGGAAAACAACCTTGACAACGGTTGGAGCACTGCAAACAATTTACGCTGTTGGAATTTACGACAACGAAATATATGCAGTTGTAAAAAATGCAAATGTTTGGTCACTATCTAAATATGACTCAACCGGTAACTTGTTAATAAATAGTCCATTAACCGGAGCGGTGTTGCCGACAACAATTAATCAATTTTCTGATTTCCGAATTGCCAATGCCGTGAGCGATGCTGCTGGCAATATGTTCTTCATGTACTACACGAGAGCTGGTAGCGTTAGTATCAGTTGGAACGTCGCAAAAGTTAGTACTGGAGGTTTTGCAACAACAGTAAATATCGGCGATTTTCTTAGCATTGACAGCTCATCACGGCTGGACTGGACTTTGGATATAGATAAATATGGTAATGTTTATGGATCTGGCAATACCGGAACCTCTAAAATTTCGGCATTCAAAATCAGTAACGATATGACGCTACAATGGAAAATGGGAACATATAGTACTAGCCAAATTCCTTCTGTTGACGGTGAACCGTTCAATCATTTTTTTACTGATGATGGGTTGTTTTATGTTCAACGAAAATTAACTACAGGCAACTTTGTAATCGATGTCTATCAACAAACAAACATTTAGGAGGAATTGCAATGAAAACAGTTTATACAATTTATCAACAGCCACAGCCCAATGGGGCTTATTTTTATGTCGCGGATTACGCCGACGACTACCCAACAGACTACCCTCAAACCGAAGTAGCAATTCCGGACGAGATCAAGGATGGCTTACCAAAGTTTAGCTGGTCTGACAATGCCTGGCACGACGTGAGTGACGAAGGCCAAGCAAAGCTATTGTCTGACTTGCAGAAGGCCAACACACAGTTGCAAACGCAAAATGTGGCCTTGACTAAGCAACTCGCAGAAGTCACACAGTCCGCGTCAGAAGCGACCGAAAAGGCTGGGAAGTTACAGACTCAAATCGTGGCACTGACACAGCAGGTTGCACAATTAATGGCACCGAATGCACAAGAAACGGAGGGCAAATAAAATGATGACATGGGTATTAGATTTATATGGCAAAGGCTTTAGCAAGGATGACTTGCATTTATATGTTGCAATCGGCTGGATCACACCGGAAGAATTTCAAACTACTACGGGCGAGGTTTACCAATAATAGGAGGACTTTATGCACACATTTTTAGGCTTCACGATTGGTGAGTGGGGCGGGATCATTGCAATTGGCACCGCTATTGTTGGGGCAATTTATCGTGTTGCTGTAAAGCCACTTAGTGATAAGCTCTCAGACTTGAGCGGAGCTATTAATAATCTCAGTATTTCCTCCAATCAAACGCACCTTGAGCTTGATCATCGTTTAGATAAACACGATGTCAAAATTGAGCGCCATGATGCCGAGATTCAATTTCTATACGATAAGAACAACTTGAAGCGGCGGGAGGAACATCATGAAGAATAGTCTGTCATTAGACGTGCACAGTAAGCTTTGGTGGACGTCTATTATTTCGCTCTCAA